CCTTTGATATCTTTGTATAATTTACATCCAGCTTTGATCGCAGAAACTGCTCCATTGGCCAATGCAAAGAGTGTTAGGGGATCCATCTATTCACCCTCTTTCTCCACTCTAAACAAACTACACGACGTTCATAAACATCACCAGTCCATGTCCATCGTACACATTCCCATTCTGGCCACTTCTTAACAGGTTCTTGCGCCAGTGCTAGTAATAAGATCCAATCATACATTTACTTAGATCCTTTGGCGTATTCTTCTCGTTCTTTTCTTTCTCTGTCAATACGTTCTTTTGCTTGGCGGTATAAAACTAAATTTCTTGCTTCCACCTTTTGTTCATATATTCGCTTTTCTTCCATCTGACCATAAACGCCAACCCCAACCATGGCCATACAGAAAACAACAAGTGACCCTGCTAGAAAATACATAGCGAGCATAAGCATGTCCGCCATTTTCTTTTTATGTGCTAATTGTCGTTTTTCTTCGTCACGTTCAGCTTCCGCACGTTCTTTGAAAAGTCTAGTGCGTTCCTTAATCATTTGTTCCCAGATCTCAGGCTTACCTAATTGCCAAAGAATCATGTCTTTGAGGTCACGCTCAGCTTGTCTTAGAGCATCGCTGTGCATAGCGATTTGTAAGGCTTCTCTTCCTAACTCTGCGTCTGTTTTTCCAAGACGAGAACCTTTGGCTTTTTGTTTTATTCGTTCGCGATGTATAGCATCTGAGGATTCAAAAAACTTACTAAACTGTCCTACTAGACTGTTTATGTCTTTACCTAATGCTATGGCTTGTTTGATGTGGCTGACAGCTGATTGAGCAGCAGCAAATGCCAGCCCAATAGTGATGGGATCCACCGCATTCTCCTAAACCAGTATAGTAGTATTACAAACTATTTAGGTTTTTTGTCTTGCAGTTCGTCTACTTCTTTTTCGATGGTTTTGACGCCAATGCTTGAGAAAACTTCTTTGGCTTTATTTAGAAATGATTGGGTTTTTTGAGGTAGTGACTCATCACGTTTTTCAAGACGATTATATAGATTAGGTTCCCAATCTTTACCTTCATCAACAGTGATATTTAATTCTTCATCAGTAACTTCTGCTGGAGAATATCCAACTGTAGTTTGTTCAACTACAGTTTCTTCAGGTTTAATACTAACACGCAGTTCTTCCCAGACTGGGATTTCATCGTTTATATTAACTTGAATTGGTTCAATTATTTCTGTTTTATTAATTTCTTCAGGTACAGGTGGTAACTCACCTTCATCAATAAAAACTTCTTTTGGTGTAGTTTCTTCTCTGTTACGTTTTTGTTGCCAGTTTGCTGCCACTAACAATAAGACTGCTAGTGGATCAAATACTATAACAATCAGAATGATAACCCAACGAACTGCTTTTTCTAATACATCAACTTCTGGGTTATCTCCATAAAGAAGTGCAGCAATATATTTTATTGGACCGACTTCGGCTTCGACTTTACGGACTTCGCTGGCGATTGGCGCACGTTCTTCGTTGTACTTGGCGATCTTGGTTTGCGCTGCACCGATTTCGTTGAGGATTCTAACTCTGTCTTTTTGCTGGGCTCTTCGGATAACGATGGAGCGATCTGCTCCACTGGCTTCGGTAGTTCTGCTGAGGGTTTGATCAACTTGAGCATCCAGTTGAGTAAGTTCTTTACGATTTGCATTGATATTCTCCTTTTCGGTTTTAATCTTTTCATCTATTAGCGCAAGTTTTGATTGCACATCACCAGTTGGTATTGCTTGATCCAGATGAGCCTTTGATAGATAACCAAAGATACCCATTGATGTTAACAACATTAAAATAACCAAAGCTGAAGTAAAGTAATACTTCATTAACCTTGGCACTTCTTTCCAATTTTGATAAATCCAAGATGCTACTACAAGTTTAGAAATCTCTAGTAGTGTTCCCATAATGAAAATAGGAATGGCTGCAGCTGCGAAGATCGCAACTAATCCCATAATAGAATAGTAAGCAGCACAAGCAGATAATGCTAATGCTGTTCCGAATAGTAGATATGTCATAGTTTGTTTTTTATATGAGAACCATGAACACGAACAGATATCTGCCCATTATAGTATTCGTCCGATTCTAATACTTTTCTCCCGAATTGCTCTCGTGCTTCAACATATGAACACTCAGCTTTTGATTTACAATAAAAAAGAATCTCTCGAGTAAAGTTATCTTTACCCAGAGCCTCAACATCTTTATTTAGTTCTATACTTGACCCATAGTATTCAATCCAGTCGGAGTCAATTTTACTACGTATCTTTTTCTTCTTCTTTACACCATTCTTTTGCGTAATAGTTTTGTAAGTAGTTTTAGCAAACTTGGCTAACTTCTTACCGATATACATGCGCTGATTGGCTTTGTTCGTAATTAAATAAACAAAGCCAACGCAGTCTTCGGGTAACTCTTCAACGATTATATTATTATATGTCCATGTCATGAAGACTATTTAGTCTTCTTCGTCAAACCCTTCTTCTTCGTAGATATCAGAACCACATAATGGACAATGTACTATATCTTCAAAACCAAAATCGTCACCCTTTACGGTAATCTTACCTTCAGCGTTACAATGATTACATTGAAATTGTTTTACTATCATGCTGCTTTACCCCATACGTCATTCCATGAACCAGAGAGTGCACCTTTAGCATAATCAGTTACACGATTCTCAAAGAAGTTACCGTGTACTGGTGCGTTAATCATTTCTTCAACCCATGGTAGTGGATTCTTTTTAACTTTAAAGATACCTTTCATACCAAGAGAGATTAGACGACGATCTGCAATGTAACGAATATATTTCTTAACATCTTCTGCAGATAGTTCACGCATATCACCACCTTGGTAACACAGATCAATAAACTTATCTTCAAGTTCCACCATGCGTTCAGCAATGGTATAAATCTTACCTTTGAGTTCATCATTCCAAATTTCATTATTTTCTTTAACATACTCTTTGAACAAACGAATCATATTCTCAGAGTGCATCGTTTCATCAACGATAGACCAGGTAACGATTTGCCCCATTCCCTTCATCATACCGTGGCGTGGAAAATTAAGCAACATGATAAAAGAACTAAAAAGCTGCATTCCTTCAGTAAAGGCAGAGAAAACAGCAATATGCTCAGCAGTACTAGCGACAGTACCATTGCTGCTAGAAATATTAAGTACATAATCATGTTTGTCCCTCATCTCTTTATATTCGAGAAACTCATTATAAGTTGACTCAGGCATACCGAGAGTTTCAATTAGATGCGAGTAAGCAGCAATATGCAATGCTTCACGAGCAGCAAAGCCCATAAGCATCATACGAATTTCAGGCTGTGGAAAATGAGGTAGATAATTATTAACATAACCACCAGCAACGTCAATATCTCCCTGTGTGAAGAATCTGAAGATGTTTGTTAGGAATTGTTTTTCTTCGTTAGTTAATTTTTTCTTCCAATCCTTAACATCTTCTGCCATTGGAACTTCTGAATGTAACCAATGCGCTTGTTCATGTTTCAACCATGCATCATATGCCCATGGATAGTTGAATGGTTTGAAATACTCACGATGGTCTGTTAAATTGTTTTTAGTTTTAGTTATCATTTTTCAATACCTTAAATTTGTGTGCTAATGTAACACGTTGATCTTTACAGTGAATAGTTGGTTCTAATCCAACATGGGCAAATCCCGAATTAAAAATAACGATAGAGTTTGGCTTTGGGTACACAATATGCATATTATCTGAGTTATCTACAATAACAGTAAACCCACCAAGTTCTGGCGACCATGTTTTATTTACATAATAAACAGCAGTCATATAATTATATTGTGGGTCAAAATATCCTGAAATAAGATCTGAATGTATACTACCGCATTGGCCATGGGCTTGACCATTTAAATATAATCGTTCAGTTTCAATTTTTATATTAAAGACAGATTCAATTTTAGTTTTAAATGTGTGTTCTATTGGTTTACATTTACCAAGGGAAGATTCCCAAAAATCTTTTTTCCAAAACATTTTATCTGTGTTATGAGAAAACCCCCTCAGTTCCCAGATATAATGATCACAAAAATGATCAAATGCAGGTATTTCATCATTACCCAGAAAATTATCAATTTTGTAAATTTGGTTTACATCAAACATAATTACCCCTCACATGCCAAACAATCATTACCTTCAGTTAAAGCATGAAGATCAATTTCTTTAATGACTTCTCTTTCAATGCGCTTCGATACTTTGTCTGCCTTGGCAATCTTATCACTACGGCAGTAGTACATTGTTTTCAAACCTTGTTTCCATGCTTGAAAGTGAACAGCATGAATGTATTTGATATGACTATCTGGTCTAAAGAAAACATTCAACGACTGGGCTTGGTCTATAT